ATGCAGCGTGACTCGGGCTTGTGTCAGCCATGCCTCAAGCTCGGTGCGGTGTCGGCTGCGCAAGAGGTCGATCACATTGTCCCGAAGGCCCAGGGCAAGCGGTTGGGCTGGACCCGAGAGCAGATGGACGCAAGAGAAAACCTGCAGGCGATCTGCAAGGCCTGCCACGCCGTGAAAACGGCACGGGAGGCCACAGGTCTGTTTACCTCGCTCATGCCCTGATCGCCTCACCTGCGGGGTGCATGGCAGTTCATAGGCAACGCAGGGCGGGGAGGGGGAGGGTCAAAACCAAGCTGATTTGTCCCCCTAGACCGACCGGTTCGTCGAATTTTTGCGCCCGCGAAATATGAAATTTAACTGGAGGCCCGATGGCAGGTGCTGCTGGGCGCTCTGGCCGTCGCCCCAAACCCACGGCAAAGAAGCTGCTAGCTGGTAATCCGGGCAAGCGTGCTCTCAATAAGGCTGAACCGGACTTCGAGCTGGTTCTGAATATCGATTGCCCAGATTGGATGGGAGACAACGGTCGGATGCTCTGGGAGACTGTGGCGCCGCAGTTGTGCAAGGAGCGCATCCTGGCGGCGACGGATATTCAGAACCTTGAGGTGTACTGCTCTGCCTATGACCAGTTTCGGATGGCCCAGGCGGATATCGCCCAGAACGGAGTGACGGTCTCTGGAGCCATGGGGGGCGTGATCAAGAACCCCGCCGCGACTGCCCTCAAAGAGGCGACGGCCATGATGGCCAGCTATGGCGGGATGCTGGGGCTGGACCCGTCCAGTCGTCAGCGAATGATGGGAACAGGCAAGAAGAAGCAGGGCGACAACCCGTTTGCAGGGGTCATCAATGGCTAAATATCCGGCGGTGGATGCAGCCACCAAGTTCGCCAAGGCCGTAATTGCAGGAAAGGTTCCTGCATGTCGATATATCCGGCAGGCCTGCCAGCGTCATCTGGACGATCTGCTGGCCAGCAAAAGCAAGACCTACCCCTACGAGTTCGATGCGAAGGAGGCACAGAAAAAGATCGCTCTGATTGAACTACTGCCGCACACCAAGGGCGAATGGGGCTTCAAGCGCCAGTTGATCACCCTTGAGCCGTGGCAGAAGTTCGGTCTGGCTTGCACCTTCGGATGGAAGCGCAAGAAGGATGGTCTTCGCCGTTTCCGTGAAAGCTACTGGGAGGTCAATCGCAAGAACGGCGAGAGCGTTATCGCCGCTGGCGTGGGCCTGGCCATGTTCGCGGCCGACAACGAGTTTGGCGCCGAGGTTTACTCCGGGGCCACCACAGAAAAGCAGGCGTGGGAGGTGTTTCGGCCAGCGCGACTGATGGCAATGCGATCACCCATGCTGCTGGAGGCTGCGGGCATCGAGGTCAACGCCTCCAACCTGAACAGGCCAGGCGACGGCAGTCGCTTTGAGCCCATCATCGGCAACCCCGGCGACGGTGCCAGTCCATCGTGCTCCATCGTGGATGAGTATCACGAGCACGATAGCGATGCGCTCTACACCACTATGCTCACGGGCATGGGGGCGCGCAGACAGCCCTTGATGTTCATCATCACCACCGCCGGCTACAACATCGAAGGTCCTTGCTACGACAAGCGTCGCGAAGTGGTGGAGATGCTCGACGGTACCGTTCCCAACGACGAGCTGTTCGGCTGGATCTGGACCGTTGATCCAGAGGATGACTGGAAAGATCCCAAGGTACTGGCCAAGGCCAACCCCAATATCGGTGTGTCGGTCTATCAGGAGTACCTGGAGAGCCAGCAGCGAAGAGCCATCCAGCAGGCGCGCTTCACCAACACCTTCAAAACCAAGCACCTGGGTCTCTGGGTAACTGCCAAAGCCGGTTACTTCAACATGACCCAGTGGGAGGCGTGTGAGGACGATACGCTGAGTCTGGCGGACTTCGAAGGTCAATCGGTGGTGTTGTCGTTCGACCTGGCTCGCAAGCTGGACATGAACAGCATGGCCCGCCTGTTCTGGCGCGACATTGACGGAAGACGGCACTACTACAGCATCGCCCCACGGTTCTGGGTGCCAGAGGATACGGTCAACAACAGTGACAACCGCCGCATGGCCGAGCGCTTGCAGAAGTGGGTCAACACCGGGCATTTGCAGACCACCGACGGCGCCGAGATTGACTATCGCGAGATCTTGGAAGAAGCCAAGGATGCGGCCCGGCTCAATCCTGTTGAAGCTTCGCCTATGGACCCCCATGGTGCTACTAACCTGGCCCACCAGCTCGACGATGAAGGCCTGCTGCCGATCACCATCGTGCAGAACTACACCAACATGAGCGACCCGATGAAGGAGCTGGAGGCCGCGATCATGTCCGGGCGCTTTCATCACGATGGCAACCCGCTCATGACCTGGTGCATGGGCAATGTGATCGGTAAGCACGTGGTCGGCAACGACGACATCGTGCGGCCGATCAAGCAAGGTAACGACAACAAGATTGACGGAGCCGTAGCACTGATCATGGCGATTGGCCGCGCAATGCCTGGAAAGCAGGCAGAGCAAGAGGCGAGTATCTATGACAGTGGAGTAGGCATCTAGCCACCTTCGGGTGGCTTTTTTATTCCCGCTGCCTGGACTTGCGCCCTGGTGGCTTCTAAGTCATCACCATGAAAAATCTCCTCAACCTCATTACTCGCGAGCTCGTGGGCCTGGCCTTCATGGTGGTGGGCTTTGTCTGCCTGATGGCCGGCGTCGCAGCGCATTTTTCTCCTGCTGTCGCGGCCATGGTGGGCGGTTGCCTGCTGCTGGTTGCAGGCGTTGCCATTGATCGGATGAGCTGATGCTATTCAACAAACGAGAAACCGCCGAGCAGGCGGGCACCCGAGTTGGCTGGCTGTCATCCATGATTGGTGGCTCCAAGCAATCGGCTGCCGGCCAGCTGGTTACGCCGCAGACGGCTTTGGCCTTGCCGGTGCTGCAGAACTGCGTGTCTCTGCTGGCTGAGTCGGTGGCACAACTGCCACTGGAGGTGTTTGAGCGCCTGGAGGACGGCTCCCGCAAGTCTGCCGATGCCCACCCGGCCTATGCGTTGCTCAAATTCGCCCCCAATGATTGGCAGACGCCGTTCGAGTCGCGTGAGTATGCGCAAACGGCTTTGGGGCTGCGCGGCAACGCCTACAGCTTCATTGAGCGCGACGGCCGTGGCAACCCCACGGCGCTGATCCCGCTCAACCCGGGTGATGTTCAGGTGTTCAAGGGGCCCGACCTCAAACCGTATTACTCCATTGACGGCAAGGAGCCGGTGCCTGCGCGCTTTGTTCACCATGTGCGCTGGGTATCGCTGGACAAGTACACCGGCCTGTCGCCCATTGCCCTGCACGCCAACAGCATTGGCTATGCGCTGGCGCTGGAAGAGTACGGGGGCAAGTCCTTTCTGCATGGCACGGCGCTGTCCGGGGTGCTGGAGCGCCCCAAGGAAGCCGCGGCCATCAAGGAGCAAAGCGCCATTGATGCGCTGACCAACAACTGGCAGGCCAAGTTTGGTGGCGCGCCCAATGCGGGCAAGGTGGCCCTGCTGCAAGAGGGCATGACCTTCAAGGCCCTGTCCATGAACAACGTGGACGCGGAGCTGATCGGGGCGCTCAAGCTGGCTGCGGTGGACATCACCCGCATCTACAAGATGCCGCCACCCATGGTCGGGATGATGGAGGCTGCCACGTACAGCAACGTGGAAAACCTCCAGATCCAGTTCGTGATTTACACCTTGATGCCATGGCTCCGCCGCCATGAGCAGGCGCTGCAGCGGGATTTGCTGCTGCACTCCGAGCGAAGCCGCTACTACATCGAGTTCAACATCGGCGGCCTGCTGCGCGGTAACCAGGAGGCGCGCTTCAAAGCGTACGCCGTGGCCCGCCAGTGGGGTTGGTTGTCTGTCAACGACATCCGCCGCCTGGAAAACCTGCCGCCCGTCACCGGCGGCGATGTGTACCTGCAGCCCCTGAATATGGTTGGGGCCGGCACGCAGATGCCGGAAAAACTCACTGATGCATCGGACGAGCAAGTACGCGATATCCAGAAGGCCCTGACATGAAAAACTTTCCTCGCATCGCCAGCATGATCTTCAACACCCCGCAGATGGTGCGTGAAGACTGGCTGGACATGGCTGTGAACTGGGCCAACCAGGCGATGAACCTGAACATCGTCAACCTCAATCCCGGCGGCCAGATCATGGCCATGGAGGATGACGAGCCAGTCAATGCCATTTCGCCGGCAGAGCGTCGCCTCAACGCCGCCCGTGAGAGCGGTGTCTACGTCCTGCCCATTCATGGCGCCCTGGTCTCGCGCTCCGCGCACATGGACATGTGCACCACCATGACCAGCTATGAAGGCATCCGTTCCCAGCTGCAAGCCGCGCTGGCTGACGAGGCGGTGGAGCATATTGCGCTGGATGTGGACAGCCCGGGCGGCTCAGCCACCGGCATGACCGACCTGGCGGAGGAGATCTTCGCTGCCCGCTCCATCAAGCCCATCACGGCCATCGTCAACTTCTCCTGCTACTCAGCGGCCTACGGTCTGGCCAGCGCGGCCAACGAGATCGTGCTCAGCAACTCCTCGGGCGTGGGCTCCATCGGCGTCATCGCGCGCCATGTGGACATGAGCAAGCGTTATGAAGAGCAGGGCATCAAGGTCACCACCATCTTTGCCGGCGCACGCAAGGCGGATCTGGCAAGTGATGCCCCGCTGAGTACCGAGGCGGCCCAGTGGCTCAATGAACTGGTGCAGCAGAACTATGCGGAGTTCACAGAGCTGGTTGTGCGTAATCGTGGGCTGAGCGTGGCCGCAGTGTGCGCCACCGAGGCTGGGGTGTACTTTGGCGCCAAGGGCCTCGAAATGGGATTGGCTGACCGTATCGAGCCGCCACAAGCGGCCATCAACCGCATCGCAGCCAGTGTTGCTGCTGGCCGCAAACCTCAACCGGTGCGCAGTTTTAGCGCGCGTGCGGCCGCCATGAACTTGCAAAACCAGGCCTAACTGCCCTCACGTTGGGCTGGCTGGCTTTTTTCCTTGGCTTGGCTACGATGGTCAATAGCATTCACATCATTGACATGACGGGACGCATTTTGATCACGACCATCACCACCTTTAGTCTTCCCAAGGCCATTACGTTGGCTGAGGCCCGCGAGATTTTTAAAAGCACCGCGCCCAAGTACCAGGGTGTTTCAGGTCTGCTGCGCAAGCAGTATGTATTGAGCGAAGATGGCAAGACTGCCGGTGGCGTCTATCTCTGGCAAACACGCGCAGATGCCGAGGCAATGTATACCGAAGCATGGCGTGAGTTTGTGCGGGGCAAGTACCAGACCGAGCCGAGCGTGACCTACTTCGAGACGCCTGTTGTCGTAGACAACGTGATGGGCGAAGTACAAGTAGTGTGAAGTAAGTTTCGGTTGATACGATCCTCTATCAAAGGAGGAGATAGATGCTTGACCGGATTCCTGTCCCAACAGACAACATCTACAAGTTTTATGCGCTGTTTTCATTGGTAGCGCTGGTTTTTTTTGTGTGGGCTAGCTTCACATTGCACACCTCTACGAATGAGGTGGTTTATACGAATCTGCCGGAAATCGAAGCGCTGAAAGAGTTAAAGACTCGTACTCAGGAGCAGGAGCTCGTTCTTTCTCTGAAGGAAAAGCGGATTGAAATTGCTAGAGCTGACAAGAAAACTTTGACGAGCGTCCTGAGTTGGCTTATTGGATTTTCAATCGTAGGAATGGGTTATGGATTCGCGAAGTGGCACAAGGATATCCAGCCAATTGCTGATGCTCAGAATAAGGTTCAGCTTGAAATCCTGCAGCTCCAATTGGAAAAGCTTCGGCTCGAGAACCTGAAATTGACAGAGTCCTTGAAGACGAATGAACCGCTGGCGCCTGTAGAGAAACATTCAAGTGTGCTTGAACAGGTTGTCAAGGCATTTCTATCGAAGTGAATGATCGTTCGCTCCTTTCGAGGTGCTAGTTCGTTAACTTTTGAGGGCCCAAGTGGTTTTGACGTGGAGATGATATGAAGAGAATCTTGCTCGCTGCTTCAATGGCAGTCTCTTTCGTAGCAGTTGCTCAGGTCGACATTGGTAAGCCGTACAAAATCGAAAGCGATCCCTCTGCGACCTACTACAACCTTGAGATCGGTGGCTCTGGCAATCTGCGGACCATAGTTACCAAGCGCGAAGGTAAAAGTGGCACATCCTTCTCGAAGCGAGAGGTGAACTGCTCCAACAGAACCTTCCGCTACTTGGGTGATGGCGATTCATTGGCTGCAATGAAGGCATCAAAGCCTAGTCCGAACATGGGGCCGCTTACAGCGCGATCAATTTCAAGCTATGTGGCCGATCAGGCTTGTGCTGCCCAACCCAAGGCGAAGTGAGCGCTATAGGCGCATAGGTGTCGGCACTACAGCAAAGCCAGTAGAGCTCAACTGCAAACCCGCTTCGGCGGGTTTTTTACTTTCTGCCACTTGGGCCTGAGCCGGGTGGTTTGTTCGCGCCCGCCATGGGCATCACTGAACCCGCCTCGAGCGGGTTTTTCTACTGAAAGAGACGTTATGTCCAAAATCCATGAAATCCGTAGCGAGCGCGCCAAGATCAACGACCGCGTGCAAGCCCTGGCCAAGCTGGAGGCCGAAAACGGCGCTCTGACCGCTGAGCAGCAAGCCGAGTTTGGCGAGTTGCAGGCGCAGTTCGAGGTCATGTCCGCCCAGATCGCACGCCTGGAGTCTGCCGAGCGCATGAACGCTGCGGCCGCAGTGCCTGTCTCTGCTGCCGCGGATGTGACCGCAACCAAGACCGTGCCAGCCCAGCCCAAGCAGCCCGAAGCAGCTGGCGCAGGCATGGCGAAGATGGTAGTGGCTCTGGCCGCAGCCCAAGGCAACCGTCAGGCTGCAGCGCAACTGGCCATTGAGCGTGGCTACGGCGAGCACATCGCCGCTTCGCTCAATACCCTGACCTCGGCCGCCGGTGGCGTGTTGGTGCCTACCAATCTGTCCAGCGAGGTGATCGAGCTGTTGCGCCCCAAGTCCACGGTACGCAAGCTGGGCGCGCGCCCCTTACCCCTGAATAACGGCAATATGACCATCCCGCGTCTCAAGGGCGGTGCTGTGGTTGGCTATATCGGTTCTGATTCCGACGTGCCGGCAACCCAGGGCGAGTTCGACGATCTGAAGCTGTCGGGCAAGAAGCTGGCGGCCCTGGTGCCCATCAGCAATGACCTGTTGGCCAACTCTTCGGCCAACCCGAATGTGGACGCCATCGTGGTGGGTGATCTGACCAGTGCGCTGGCAGCGCGCGAAGACAAGGCCTTTCTGCGCGATGACGGCACCTCCAACACGCCCAAGGGCCTGCGCCACTGGGCTTTGGCTGCCAATGTGTTTGCACCGACCTCGGCCACGCCGACATTGGCACAGGTGGATGCGGACCTGAACAAGATGCTGTTCCGCCTGGAGAACGCCAACGCCAACATGACCAGCGTTGGTTGGGTCATGAACCCTCGCACCTTCCGTTTCCTGGCTTCCATCCGTGATGGCAATGGCAACAAGGCCTATCCGGAGCTGGACAACGGCTTCCTCAAGGGCTATGCGGTGGCATTCACCACGCAGATCCCCGCCAACCTGACCGTGGGCGCGGATTCCAACGGCTCGGAGCTGTACCTGGCCGACTTCGGCGACTGCTTCATCGGTGAAGACGAAGGTCTGGTGATCAATTACTCCAAGGAGGCCACCTACAAGGACGGCCAGGGCAATGTGATTTCCGCCTTCCAGCGCGACCAGACGCTGATCCGTGTGATCGCCAAGCACGACTTTGGCCCCCGCCACGTCGAATCCATCGTGGTGCTCAAGGATGTGCAGTGGGGCTCCAGCTTCGGCTAAGCCCGCCTCGTGTTGACCTGCTCTGGTCACTGGCCGGGGCATTCAGGGAGTGAGTCATGGAAAAAGTAGTCGTGCTGTTCACCAGGCCCTTCGGGGCTTACGCCAAGGGCGATCGTGCAGGCTTTGATGCGGATGCCGCCCAGCACCTGAAGGATCTGGGTGTGGCCAAGCCTGATGCCGAACCTGGTGCTGATCAAGTTGAGCAAGAGCTGGACGGTGCCCAACCTGCCCAAGTTGGCGCCGCTGCTGAGGACAAATTGCAGGATCTGGCGCCCGAGCAGCCTCCTGCGGAGGACGCGAAGCAAGTGCCCCAAGCCTCCGAGTCGCAGTCCAAGCCAGCAGGCAAAGTACCCAAGGGCGCCAAGGCATGATTGCCCAGTACCTTGGCGATGAGCCTTTGACACTTGCCGAGGTGAAGCTGCAATGCCGAGTGGATGGTGACGAAGAGGATGCCTACATTGAAGGTGTCCTTATCCCCGCCGCACGTGCGCTGGCCGAGGAGGTCAGTGGCTCGGCCATTCGGAAGGGGCGCTATATCGAGCAGACCACTGATGCCGGCACTTCGGTGCTTGCCCGCGGCGGCGTGATCGAGGTGGAGAGTGTCACAGTCAACAGCGACGCTGTGCCTTTTGTCGTTGCGCAGAGTGGCCGGCGCACTGTGGTTCAGGCATCGGGATTTGTCGGCAAGGCTGCGCAGATCACATACACAGCGGGTATCGACATCGCGGTGCACGCCGGCGTACGCGCCTGGATGCTGCTGGTTGTCGCCTGGCTCTATGCTAATCGTGAGCTGATGGGGCAGCGCGAAGGGGCGAAGGCTCCTCCGCACATCAGCGCCGCTCTTTTGTCCAGCATCAACGTGCAACCGGGGTTTTGACCATGGACGCAGGAAGTCTTCGAGACCGCATCCGTATTCAGCGTCGTCAGCCGGACGGTGGCTTGGGGCAGCCGTCCACCACCTGGGAGGATGTGCTGCCTGGGCCCATCTGGGCCAATATTCGCTTTGGATCTGGCAGCGAGGCTATCAGGGCAGGGCAGATCGCCAGCAAAGCCCAGGTCAGCATCCGCATACGCAAGCGCGCGGGCATCACTGCCGAGATGCGGGCGGTGTGCGATGGCGTGGAGTACGCAATCAAGGCAGTCCTCCCTGATCACCTGCACCGCGAATATGTGGATCTGGTCTGTGAGGTGACCCATGGCTAGGGGCGCGAACTCCCTGATTGCTGCCGTCGATCTCTCGGGTCTCGAGTCGCTGTTTGACGACCTGGGGGACGCAGCCGAAGAGGCCGCCCGGCCAGCGGCACAGGCTGCCGCCCAGGTGTTCTACGACACCGCGAAGGCCAACGTCTCCAGGATCAAGAAGCTTTAGGGCAACCTGGACAAGGCCATCTATCAGGCTTTCTCGCCTGAAAACAGCGGGCAGGGCTATGCCCAGTATCACGTCAGCTGGAATGCCAAGACTGCGCCGCACGGGCACCTGCTGGAGAAAGGCTTTTGGCAGCGCTACCAGGTGGTGATGACCCGAAAGGGCTGGGTAACACTGGCGCGGCCCGAGAGCGCTGGCAAGAAGAAGCCGCGGCGCCGGGCCAGCCAGGCGGAGAAGGATGCCTATTACCTTCCCCGCCCGGGTGGGCCGGTCTACATACCGGGTAAGGCCTTCATGCGTGGCGCGATGCGCGCGGAGCCGGCGGCAGTGTTGGCCTCGGCTGATGTGCTTTGGCAAGCCTTGGAAAGGGTGAAGTGATGGACGAAGCTCTGCATGCAGCCATTGCGGCCGTAATCCCGAGCTGTTACGGAACCGTGGCCCCAGCCAACGCGCAAACGCCTTATGTGATCTGGCAGCGCTTTGGTGGTGATACCAATGAATACCTGGACAACGAGGATTCTCAGGTTGATGCTGCCGATGTGCAGATCCGGATTTTTAGCCCGGAGATCCTCGAGCCGAAGAGGCTCATGCCTCAACTGGTGGCCGCGCTTCGGCAGCACCCAGAACTGACCATTCGCCCGGTCGGAAACTTCCGCGATGACTTCGACCACGATATGGGGCTGTTTTTTGCCGATCAGGATCTACTCGTTTCTTACTGAGCTGGTTTGATAGGATCGGCTCCTATTGAGATAGGAGAGGGCATGAAGAAATTGATGTTGCTGCTTTCATTAGCCGCATTGGCGGCTTGTGGCGACGGTGGTAGGGGTAACAGCGGTGTTGCTGTGCCTGAGATAGTCCATAACCCAGGCTTACCTCCTGCGCCACCGAAACCTAAGGCGGTTCCTTTTGATGCCTCTGCGACGAGCCTTGGCGAGAATTTCACTGGGCATAATTGCCGCGAGGTGGCTGCCGCACTTAGAGTAAAAAACGTCATCAAGGATCAATACGAATCAACTAAAGAATTCAAGGCTCGTATAGAAAAGCTCAAGGAGTCGTCTCTTTATGACGATGTAAAACTCGGCAGTCAGTTCGCGTTTGTTTATCAGAAGGGCGGATATAGCACATACGATGCCGACAAGGGGGTATTAAAATTTGATGCTTCATATATAGGCTACAACGTAAGCTTTGGAGAAAGCCATCCGATGCTCACGGCGTTCAAAGAGAGCAAGAATGAGCGCAACTATGTTGGAAAGAACGCCTTTGGAGTAACGGCTGATGTGAATTATCAGGAGGAACAGGTCTGCGTGGTGACCATGGCAAACCTCCCATTTGAAGGGCTGAATAAGAGCCTTTTCAAGATTCAAGCTTCGCCAGAAAGAGCACGGGCGCTCTCTGGAAATATCGCAGCCGCGTATGTCGGTGTTTTGATGCCACCATTCATTAAAGAGTATCGCGATTATCAGAGGCCAGAAATATCAAGGCCACACGAGATTATTTCCTCAGGCGAGGACATTAGGCTCCGGCTGCAGCAGGTGTTAGTCTTCGATCGGAAGACGGGTGAAATCCTCGCCACGAGGGCCTTCAAGTAATTGGACGCCGATTAAAATTTCGTGAACACAACCGCCTTAGGGCGGCTTTCTTTTGCCCGCAAGGGCCATCACCCGCCAGGGGCAATCCTGGCGGGTTTTTCTTTGCCTGAAAGGGGCACAACCATGCGCAAAGTTCCTCTGCCCGATGGGGCAAAACTCTATCTGTACACCGCTGCGCTGACAGCCTTGGCCGCTGGCGAAATGTCCAATGCCGCGCACGCAGTGGTGACGGTGGTCAACACCTTGACGGTCAACGCTGTGGTGGTCATTACCAGCGAGGACTACCCTGAGTTGGAAGGGCGCGTAGCCCGGGCCAAAGCCGTGACGGCAGATAGCGTCACACTTGAGGGGGTCGACACCCTTGACCTCACAAAATTTCCGCCCGGCGGCACGGTAGCTCTGATTCCACTGGTGGCCGACGAATGGCAGCGCCTGCCTTATGTCCCTGCCTTTGGCCTGACTGGCGGCGACATCAAGACCGGTACCAGCTCTTACCTGGACGTCCCTGATGACCAGGAATTCAGCCTGGGTCGCAATGCACGCCGCCTGGAATACACCAACAGCTGGAAGCAGGATGGTGTGGCCCGCGCTGCTCTGAAGGCTTCTGACGGCATGGAGTCCGTGCATCGTCTGGACTTCAAGGACGGCTCTGCGAGCTACTACGTGGGCGAGCTGGCCTACGACGATGTGCCCAGCACTGAAAAGGGCGCTGAGATGACCACCAAGTCCACGGTGCTGCTGCGCGGTGCGCCCACCAACCTGGCCAAGGCAGCTTGATCATGAGCGAGCAGATTGCACGCCAGATCGTGCTGGGCCAGAGGCCCAAGGGCATTGTCCACTCCCTCAAGATCACCATGCTGGACGGAACAGAGGGGCTGTTGCCCGTGACGTTCCGCTACCGCGACCGCGTGGAGTTTGGCGAATTCCTGGACAGCGTCTACGGGGCTCAGGCGCCCGCCTTCGATGGCACTGCCGCCAATGCCTCCAAGCAGTTGCAGCGTGGAGCTGTGCAGATCAACGGCCAGTATGTCTTGAGCTGCCTGGAGGGCTGGGGGCTTGACGTTCCCTTGACTCTCGACAACTGCATTCAACTGGCGCGTGAGATCCCCGCAGCCGTGCAGGCGGTGATGGAGACCTATCGACAGATCTGCATCGAGGGCCGCCTGGGAAACTGATTGCGGCAGTGCGCGCCCGGTACACGCAGCTCCCGGATGCCCAGTACCTCAAGGACTGGGGGCTGCCTGTGAGCCAATACGCCGACATGTTCAGCGTCGAGGTATGGCCCGAAAACTGGACCGCCTGGCGCCTGTTCGAGGCCCTGCAGACGCAGTGGCGCGTCGGCGCCGGTGGGGTTGTGGGTCTGGACTATGGCGTCCTGGCCGACGAACTCCGTGCGCGCGAAATCCCCCATGAAGACCACGACCGGCTACGCACCGAGGTTCGGATCATGGAGGCTGCCGCACTTCAAGAAATCTATGCCGAGGTTGACAAATGAGCGATACCGACCGCCGCAAAGTCCAGATTGAGGCCTCGATGGACGCCACCGGCGTGCGCGAAGGGGCGACCGAAGTCGTGGCTGCGGCCAAGGGCATGGCTGCGGGTGTGGAGGAAGCCGGCCGCAAGGCTGCGTCCGGCCTCAAGCCGCTGGAGAGTTCTGCCGCATCAGCGGGGGCCAGCCTTGGGCGTGAAGAAAAGCGCATGGTTTCCTCCATGCAGAGGCTTGAGGCCGCCACAAAGGCAGGCGGCCGCGAAACAGCTGCCTATTTCGAGAATGTTGCCAAGGCCCGTGGCTTGGATGTTGCGGCCATGCAGCCGTACATAGAGAGCCTGCGCCAGGCCCAGGCCGCGCAGAAGGCGTTCCAGCAATCTGGTGGCATCAGCGAGGGGCAGCGCAATGCTGCATTGCGCGGCGTGCCGGCGCAGTTGCAGGACGTCCTCGTGTCTCTGCAGGGCGGCCAGAACCCCATGACTGTGGCATTGCAGCAGGGATCGCAGCTGCTTTCCACGTTCGGAACCGCTGCTGAAATGATCAAAGGCCTGGGTGGGTACATCCTTGGCCTTGTCAACCCTCTGACGGTCCTTGGAACTGCTGCGGGCCTGCTTGCTGTTGCGTTCTACCAAGGAAGCCAGGAGGCCCGCGAATACTCCAAGGCGCTGATTCTGTCGGGCAATGCAGCCGGCACCACGGCGGGGCAGCTGGCCCTCATGGCTGAAAGTCTCGGCTCCAAGAAGGGCCTCACACAGTCCGGCGCGGCCGAAGCGCTGACGCAGATTGCTGCAACCGGCAATGTGGCGACCGAGACCATTTCCAAGGTCGCCGAGGCGGCTTTGCGCTTTGACCAGGTGGGCGTGCCTATCAAAAACACGGTCAAGGACTTTGAGGAGTTGGGTAAGTCTCCCGTCGAGGCGTCCTTGAAGCTGACGGAGCAGCACCGCTATCTCACTGCCGAGGTCTTCAGCCAGATCAAGGCCCTGCAAGAGCAGGGGCGCGAAGCCGAGGCGGCCAAGCTCGCTCAGGAAACCTATGCGGACTCCATCATCGGTCGCACGACCCAGCTGCAGGAGAATGTGGGGTTGCTGGAAAGGGCCTGGAGAGGTTTAGCCAACGGCGCCAAAGCTGCCTGGGACGCCATGGCGGGCATCGGTCGTGGAATGACCATCGAAGAGCAACTGCAGCGGCAAATGCAAGTCGTGGCGACTTTGCAAGAAAAGCATGATGACTATGTCGCGCGCTACGGCAGTGGCCGAAACAACAGCGAGGCACTACTCAACGCAGCCCAGGCTCGCATGCTCGAGCTGCAGGTGGAGGCCAATGAGGCTGCGACAAAAGCCATGGCAGAAGGTCATGCGCAGCAGGTTGAGAAGGCCGGAATCAAAGCCATTGGGGCCGTGAGCAAAGCCAATGAGCGCGCGCTCACCAAGCAGGAGCAAAAGGCCAAAGCGCTAGAGGCCTATGACGACAATCTTGCAAAAATCAGAACAGCCGACCCCAATAACGCGCTGCTCGATCCCAAGCTCATTGCCAAAACCAAGGCCAGCATTGAGGAGCAGTTCAAGGAGAAGGGCGGCGGCAGGGGTGGCAGCACGGCACCGGCCTCGCGACGCCTTGATCTCTCGGAAATCCAGAATGCTGCCCGCGAGGAAGTGCGCATCATTGACGGAAAGCAGAAGGACCTAGATCGACTGCGCCAGTCCGGTCTGATTGATGACCAGGGCTACTACAGCCAAAAGCGTTCTCTGATCGAGGAGTCCAGCAAGGTCGAGGAGACCGCCCTGCAGGAGCAGATAGCCCGTCTGCAGCAAGAGAAGGTCAAGGGCAGCGATGCGCTGGCCGTCAAGAAGCAGATTGCGGATACCGAGTCCAAGCTGGCCGCCAAGCGGCTGGAGACTGGCGAAAAGCTCAAGGCCCTGACATTTGAGGAAACTTTGGCCACTGATCGCCAGCGGATGGCTATGGAGTCTTTGGCGGAGTCGTACAAGCGTGCCATGGAGCAGATGCGGGAGCAGCAGCAGCGCACTGTCAGCTCTGCATGGATGGGCTCCAAGGATCGCCAGCGTGCTGAGAGCATATGGAGTATCAAGGACAGCTACCTTGCCGAAGAGCGCAACTTGCGCGACCGGCGCATGTTCACGGCAAACCTCTCCAAAGAGCAGCAGGCACAGATTGACCAGCGCTTGGCTTACCTGAAGGAGGAAAAGGAGGAGCGCATCCGCATCGCTGAGGCCACCTATGCAGAGCTGGACCAGCTGCAGACCCGGTGGGAGCTGGGTGCAGGTTTTGCGATGCAGAACTATGTGGACCAGGCGGCCAATGTGGCGCAGCAGTCGGCCGATGCATTTTCCAATGCCTTCAAGGGCATGGAGGATGCGCTGGTCAAGTTCGTAACCACGGGCAAGCTGTCGTTCACGGATCTGGCCAACAACATCGTGGCCGACATCACCCGCATCATCATCAAGCAGCAGCTCAGCAACGCGCTGGGCGTGGCTGGCTCTGGTGGGAGTGCGGGCAGTGGTCTGATGGGGCTGCTAGGCAAGGGCCTAGGCCTGCTGACAGGGTCGCCTTCTGTCGGCAATGCAGGCTGGGGTGACTACAGCGCAGAGGGCTTGGCGGCAGCGTTTGGCGTGGAGACCAATGCGCTGGGCGGCGTCTATGACAGTCAAAGTCTGAGTGCTTATCGCAACCAGATCCACGACACGCCTCAGATTTTTGCATTCGCAAAAGGGGCGGGGGTTTTTGGTGAGGCCGGCCCTGAAGCAATCATGCCGCTGACCAGGGCGCCGGATGGCAATCTGGGTGTCAGAGCGCTGTCTACTGCTGTGGGTGGTGCGACAAATTTCAACATCACTGTGCAAATGCCGCAAGGCGCAAGCCGGGAGACCGCACTGCAGTTCGGCCGAACGGTGGGGCGGCAGATTGCCATCGCGCAGTCCAGAAACGGCTAGAGAAACGGAAAAGCCATGGCATTTTTTGAAGAGCTGTTCCCGCAGCGCATCAGCCGGGAAGCAGAGGGCGGGCCGCGCTTTATCAACAGCAAGGCCTACTCTGCATCGGGGCAGCGCATCACCAACCGTGAGGCCAAGTACCCGCTGCATGAGTACACCATCGCGCACCCGCCGCGCAAGCAAGAAGACTTTGAGGCCCTGCGGGCCTTTTTTTATGTCGTGGGCGGCGATGCCGATGCTTTCCGTTTCAAGGACTGGAGCGACTTTCAGGCCACCGATGCCAACACCACTCTGACCTCTGTGGAGGATGTGGCCAGCACCTGGCAGCTGTGCCGCACCTATGTCTTTGGCAGCCGCATGTTTGTGCGTCCCATCTACAAGCCCGCCAAAGGCTGCAAGGTGCAGCGCATGCGCGCCGGTGTGCCCAGCATGCTGGCAGTGGTGCCGGATATCAGCACGGGCCGGGTAGTCATTGCCGACCACATGGCTGGTGACAGCTACCGCTGGATGGGCACTTTCCATGTGCCGGTTGCCTTCAAAGACCCGTCCGCCGTCTGGAAGGTGCTGGGCGGGACCAAGTTGATCACCGAATGGTCCGGCATCGAGCTGGAGGAGATTCGCGTATGAAGCAGATCCCTGCGGCCCTGCAGGCCCACTATGACAGCGGCGGCACCAGCGTAGCCTATGCCATCGTGATCGAGCGCACGGATGGCCAGCTCTACGGATTCACCAGCCATGACTTGCCGTTCGTGCTCGATGTCACGCCCTGGGGGCTGGGCAGCGCCGCCCTGGTGTTTGACGCCAAGCAGGGCTTGACGGCCAGCAACCTGGTCAGCACCTCCGGCTTTGCCGTGGACAACCTGGAGCTGACCACGCTGGATGATGGCTCGCTGTTCCAGCGGGATGAGGTGGTGGCCGGAGTCTGGCGCAATGCCAGCTTCAGGATCTTCCGCTACCGCTGGGATGTGGCTGCGCCCACGGTTGCCAACGATGTCGAGACCCTGACCCGGGGCTTGTTTGGTGAGGTGACGCTCAACGCGGCCACGATCAAGGTGGAGCTGCGCGGCCTCAAGCAGCTGCTGCAGCAAAGCGTGGGCGAGGTGTCGACCAAGACCTGCCGCAACCGCCTGGGCGACGGCCGCTGCCGTGTGGACCTGGCGCCCTGGACGCATGCCGGCGAGATCACGGCCGTGACCGACAAACGCAGCTTCACGGCCGCAGGCCTGGCTCAGGCCGCCGATTACTTTGGCGAGGGTGTGCTGACCTTCACCACCGGCGCCAATGCCGGCCTGTCGCAGAAGGTGCGCAGCCATGCCGCCGGCGGCGCCCTGACGCTGGTGCTGCCCATGGTGATGGCCGTGGCGGTGGGCGACCAGTTCTCCATCGTGGCTGGTTGCCGCAAGCGTTTGCTGGATGACTGCCGCGACAAGTTCGGCAATGTTCTTAACTTCCGGGGCGAGCCACATCGGCCCACCACGGACGACCTGGTCAAGACCCCATGA